GTGTCGTTGATGCAGATGATACCGGACGGCAGATCAACCACGACTGAGTTGCCGGTTAGCTGGGAAATCGTGCTGGCCGCCGACATGGCGCTGTTGAGGGCCGTCTTATTGTTGGTGCCGAACGTAGTGGTCAGCGAACTGGCCGAGCGAGCGGCATTGAGTGCCGAGCCGCCGACCGTGGCAACGAGACTGGCAACGCCCAACGCGACCGACCCGATATAGCCGCACAGCGCGATCGTGCCGCCCGCATTGCCCGCGCCGCGAACGGCGATGACCTTGCCGATGTCCGCCGACGTAAACGCATAGCTGATGCTGGTGACGGTCGCTGCGCCGTTCGTTACCGATACATCGGTCAGAACGCGCCCGTCCGGCGTCACATATTCCGAGCCGTTGACGGTGAAGCCCGCGACCCACGCGCCAAGCTGCGCGACCGTCATCGCCGCCGCCGAACTCGACGCGCTCGAATCGAACGGGATCTTCATCGTCGGAGCGATGGCAGTGGGAGTCGGCGCGTTCCAGATGGCTGTCATGTCATTCGTTCCTTCAAGCAGCCCAGGCTAGCGGGGTGGCATCCGCCCATTCGAAAGTTGCACCGCTCGATGCCGCCAGCGGAGACGCGGCAAGGGTGGGCGCCGTCAGCCATTTGGTCGTCAGATAGCCCTCGATCGCCGTCACATCGCCGCTCGGCATGTCGCCCGAATAGATCAGGCACGACGCCAGCAGGCCGCGCATTGGGATGTAGGCGCCGTTGCTGCCGAACAGGAGCGTCAGCGCGGAAGTAAGCCCCGCATCTACCGCAGCGGAGGTGTCCAGCACGCCGTTGACGCGAATGCTGGTTCCCCATGAACCGGCCTTGATCGTAACGAGCATCGGCGTGGAGCGCGGCAACGTGCCGGCCAACGTTAGCAGCGTAGCGCCGCCTGTCACCGCCAGGATCAGCTTGCGCGCCGACGATATGCGGGCGTTCAGCGAGCCGTTGGAGCCCGACAGGACGGAAAGCGACGATGCCGCGTTGCTCTGGTCGAGCGTCATGACCATGAAAATCGTGTAGCCCGAGGTGTGCGGAGCGTTGATCGCGAGACGGCTGTTCGACGAAAACTGGCCGTTCGATCCGATGCCGGTGAAGAACGCGGCCGGCTTGCCGTTGATCGACTTGTACCCCAGCAGCGGGTCAACGGTCGGCGTCGATGCGGTACCGGCGAGCGATGCGCCGTAGGAGCTGTTCCACGTCGTGATCGCGCCGCTCGGATAGGTGATCGTGTCGAGGTTCGCGGCATCCAGCGCCATCAGGAGGTTCGCAACCGTGCTCGGGCTGGCCACGACGGGGATGCTCACGGCGAGCGGCGCGGAACCGCTGGTGTCCGTGACTGTGATCGTACCCGTCACCGTTCCCGCAGTCGTGAATGGCCCGGTGATCGCCCCCGTTACCGTGCTGAACGACCCGCCAAGCGAGGCCGGTGTGACCGCGCCGGAGAATGCGTAGGACTTGGCGCCCGAACCGCCCGTTGCAGTCGGCTGGAATAGGTAGGGTCGCGCCGTTTCTGTCGGGCTTGGCGAGCCGGTTAGGGCCAGCGTCGGTACGATCGGGGCGGCGGCTCCACTCAGTATCGCGGCAACGTTGCTCGCCCGCCCCGCGCGCCGCATTACGTAAAGTCGCCGGTCGCAAATACCGATACGTTCGCGCCGGTCGTGACCTTCCACGCGCCCGACACGGACTTTGCGCCGATCTGCACCCAGAATGGAATGAGCGTCGAAACGCTCGACGCGCCGCCGACGAATACGGGAATAGACGTAGCGCCGTCCAGGATCGTGACGACGCCGGGCGACGTCGTGCCCGGCACGACAAGCAGGCCGTCCAGCGTATCGCCGATCGCGCCGGTCGTACCGAGCACCTGGGCGGTCTGGCTGGCCGCGACCGTCTCGTACTCGCCGGCCGCCGCCCCGCCGATCAGCGACCCGTCGGGATTGACGACGACCAGCGCCCCCGTATTTGCCGCGGGCGTCGTCACTCGCCGGCGTCCGGTACGACCGGGTCGCGCAGCGCGTTAAGCTGGGCGGTCAGGTTGTTCGTGTCGATATGAATCTCGTCGATTTTCGCACGGACTGCGGCGTCGTCATGCGAGCCGAGCCCTTCGCGGACGTCGTTCCAGTTCGCCTCGATTTCGGGGAGCAGGGCGCGCAGCTGCGCGACGTACCCGGCGGCTTGCGCGATAGCGCGGAGAATTTCGTCCACCTTAATCCTTTCCGATGCCGAGGTCCGAAAGCGCTTTGACGGTTCCGGTGAGTCCGGCAAGGCTTGTGGCGCTTCGGGTTGCGTACGCTTCGTTTTCATAGCGCTGTCCTTCATTCACGAGCGCGATAACGCGGGCTTTCGTCGCGCCGCTGATCGCACCGGACTTAACGCCTGCGAGTGCGATTTGCTGCAGGGACTTAAAGGCGATCTGCGCGGTCAGAAACGCCTGGTCGGCCCGAAGCTGGACGTTACCGGCCGTGGGCGTGACGCAGCCGGTCGTTGCGAGCGGCGCGGCACAGAACAGGGCGAGCGCGAGGCGGGCGTTAAGCACTGGCGGGGCCTTTCAGGATAACGGCCGGGTCGGACGGCGGGGAGTTAACCGCCGCTTCGACGACCTTAACGTTATGACGGGCGTTCCACTGCCGCCAGGCGGTCAGGGCGATACCGGCCACGAGCGACAGGGCGGTAATACCCTGCTCGGACTGCATGAACGCCATGATGCCGGTCAGGTCGCGTTTGCCGATCAGCCCGAGCAGGCCGGCGCCGAACGTGACGACAATACCGACGTCGCGCAGGCCCGTCGATATCATGGCGCGCGTTTTCGACGTATCGAACGTCACGGGGTTTTCGGGCGTGATGTCTGCCATGGCTTTACGTTACCTCACTATCGGCGTTTCGGCTAGTAGCCCTTGGCATCCCAGGTAAGGCCGTCCGACCCGCTTACGCCGTCTTCGGTCTGGACTTTGAATACGAAACCGAACCGGTCCCACGACATGACCTGAATCCATGAATCCATCGTTTGCGAGCCGGACGAATTGATCGGCGAAACCGTCACGCTGCGGCACGAATTCGGGAAGGCCGGGGCGAAGTTGACCGTACCCGTATAGTTCTCGGGAAACGACCCGACGACCGCGCCGTCCTTCAGGATCTTCCCGTTCGGCAGCGTGACGGTTTCGCTGTTTGGCGAGCCGTTCAGCGTGGTTAACTGCGTCCAATTCGCCGACGGCCCGGCGTCGGGGTCAGTCGTATTGCCATCGACCGTCGACTGCCAGAGACGGCCCGACGTGGTCGACGCGAGTACGGCGTATTTCGGGTAGCCGCCGACCGCCGTCGAGAACGCGGAATCGTAAAAGACCGGACCGCCCGCCGCCTGCCAGTTCGACCAGGCGCTGATAGCTTTGAGAATGCCGTTCATGTCCCGGCCGTCCGGCGGCACGCCCCCCGCACCTTCGTCGACGAACGTATTGGGCGGAAAGCCCGTGTCGAGACTTGCCGCGTTCGGGTCGCCGCTGGTCGTCGGAATGGAACGCACATACGTCCCGGTTGCCAGCGCCGCGAACGCTTTGACGAGACGGGCGGGAATATCGGTGTAGAGCATGGGCGGTATTTAGCACGACGGAGCGGGACGGTAAACTTACGGTGACTCGCCCCCAGCCGTCACGCCGATAGGCTTCGGCAGGACGCCCGACTGCGTGACGATCGCGTAGTCGACGGCGGTCAGCGGGGCGGAAAATACGTACGTCATTTCCATGCCGCCATCGTCGCGGACATAGACGTTTCCGTAGCTGGTAAACAGCGCCATCAGGATCCGGTTAATACTGGGGATCGACGCGTCCGTGATATTCAGGGCCGCCTTAGCGAGAATGAGCCGCCGGTACGCGTCGTCCGTCAGCGTATAGTTATCGCTCGACGAACCGAGCCCGTACCAGATGCCGTAGCCAAACGGGCGCGCGTCGTCGTCCTGCTGAAACCCCAGGTACGTACCGGGCACCGGAACGCGCAGCACGCGCCGTACGCCGACGATCCGCCCCCAGACGTCGAGCCCCCAGCCCTGCGCGGTTTCGATATTCCAGACGAGATTGTAAAACTGCTCGAGGTTGCCGGACTGGTCGAGCGAGTCGGCGAGCGATTCGATAATACCCGTAAGTATCGGGCTGTTCGCGTACTGCGAGATTATCGTCTGCTCGACGGGGAAAGCGGCCACGCTCACACGAACGCAACCGTAATATCCGCCGCGTCGATCGTCGGGTTTTCGTCGATCTGCACGGTAGCACTGTCCGCCGCGCCGGGACTGGTCAGCCCGACCTGAAGTGATACGACGCGCGCCCACGTGCCGAGCGCGCCGATCGGGCAGACATAGCGGGACGCGAAGACCGTCGCGCCGATACCCGCGCGCTGCCCGCCGTCCGTGCCGTTGAACGCCGCGATGATCGCCGCCTTTACCTGCGCCTCGCCGTCGGACGGTACGGTCGAGCTCGTCGCAATCTCGACGTTGAAATAAATGGGCAGGCTGGCCGGCCGTTCGAACGTGACGTTATACGTCGGGTACGGGATCGAATAGCCCTCCTGGTCTTCCACGGCGACCGTGACGTTTCCGCCGTAATAGTCGCAACCGGGATTTTTCTTCGTCCAGATCGCCCGGGCGACGTCGGCGTCCGTGCCGCCCACTGCTGCGACGTACAGGCTATGCGGCGGGAGCGTGACCGTCCCGACCAGCACGGACGTAGCAAGGGAATTTTCCGTCACGTAGGCGTCGAGCACGTCAGGTACGGACAGCACGGCACCGCGGACCGCCTGCAGGATACCGGTCGCGTTGCCCGCCACGGACAGCCCGCGTCGCGTCTCAAAGTCGGCGCGCGTCTCGACGTTGCGCCCAAGCGTGCCGTCCGCCGCGTTCGTGATCGTGTCCCAGCCGGGGATTGCCCGGTAAATCGTCGTCAGCGTGCCGGCCGGCGCGGCGATCGGGCCGTCGGTCGTCGCGGCGAACTGGACGTCGATCGTGCCGGTCAGCGGTATCGTCACGCTGCTGAGAGACGTGTAAATCGTCTGGTCGGCGGCAAGGGCGAGACTGCCCGCCGGAATGATCGTACCGGCCGCACCGGTCAGCGTGGCGGTCACGACGGTGGGCAGCGGCCCATTTCGGGTAAGATAGTAGATGCGGGCAATCGCGTCCTGCATACGGCCGGTCGCAAAAGCCGGATCGACCTGGTTCGTAAAGTCTAGGAATAGATCGTTCGTGTAGCCGATCGTCGCGGCCAGACTATCCGCCAGCTGCCCCTGCGGCTCGGACGGCGCGGGGTTCAGTGCGCCACCGAAGGCGACGTTAATGTCGGTAAAGACGCCGTCACGAATGGCCGATTCGTCCGGAGCGGTAAAGCCGTTCGGGCCGAGCGTGGGGACGGGTACGGCTGTCATAACGATTGGTATAGCGCAGCACGGCGAGGGGCGCTAGCCATCCGGGTATTGACGGACTGGGCGGTTAGGCGCATCGTCCGGTCACTAGCACTGGAAACGATTCGTACAGGAGGCGATCATGAACAACGGCGGCTAAAAACCCCACATTCTACCAGTACCGTACAGGCGGCTCGTTTGATGGAAACGGGCCGCCTTTTTATATGCTCGCTACCTGCACGCCCGTCCGCGTCGTAAACTGGATCTGCCCGGTTAGCCGCCGGTCCGTCACGTCGGACAGCACGGCGGTTGCGGCAGTCACGCCGGGCACGGACAGCGCCGCTTCGACCAGGAACGCCTTGACGACCTGTATCGGCTGGAATTGCCCTAGCACCTGCTCGAAATACGGAATGCCGATCGATTGCTGGTAATAGGCGTCACCCCGGAAGAGACGGCACGCGCTCGCCACGCTCTGGACCTGACTGTACGGCTCGGAAGCAAGCGCAATCGATCCGTTGGCGTCCAGACACAGGTCCCATGACGGGCGGTCGAGCAGGAGCGTCGTTGCCATGCCGGACGGTTAGCACGGGCGGATAATTTAGTCTATTGACGGAACGGTCAGTAACGGCTAGTGAGTCGTTATCGAAACGCACTGGCAGGAGCCGATAAGATGAAAATTTGGAGCATTCGGACTAGCGTCGCGCAGGGCAACCACTGGCAGCACGAGCGCGATTGCACGAACGAAACGGTTCAGGAATGGCTTTCGGTATTTCGGGCAGACGAGCCAAACGTTCTGTTTCTCGCGTCGACTCGCAAGCCGCGACGTCCATAACTGAAAGGAGGTGATCCGTTCCGACCGCAGCGTACCGTTGCCCCTCGACGGTCCGTCTGCTATAAGCGTCAATACCGCATGGCCCGGCCCGACGGGAGGCGGCACATAGCACCGGTACGGCCCGCGTTTCCTCCCTTGGGCGCGGGCCGTACTATTTCTAGCGCGCGTAGCTTAACGGTAAAGCCAGCCGCTCATAACGGCCGGATGGCGGTTCGAATCCGTCCGCGCGTACCAGCCTCACGTAACCGGCCCGCTCACCCCGCCGCCCGTCGTCACGCCGTCGTGCGTGTGGTCCAGATACGGCGCGCCGTCGACCGTCAGCGAATCAACGGCAAGCTCGCCGGGTATCGTGACGGTCCCGCCGCCTGCGTCGATCGTGACGTCCGAACCGCCCGTGTTAATAACGACGGTTCCCGTGCTGGTAATCGTCACGCCGTCTTCGTCGATCCGCACGAACTGCGTCGGCTCCGCGTTTAAAATACCGCCCAGGTAAATCCCGTCCGACCAGTCGAACCGCCGGCGCGAACCGGGCGGACCGGGGGCCTTACTCTTTTTTACGCTGCTAATATCGCTGTGACAGAAAACGGCCAGTCCGATATCGCCCGCCACCGGGTCGATAATGACCGCATTGCCGCCGCCCTGAAGCCGCCAGACGGGCAGATTGTTAATCGTGCCGTGCGGTCGGGTCTTGCCGCCCCCTTCCAGCTGCGCGACCATGGGCTGCACGTCGACCGTATCGCCGTCGACCGCCTTTACGAGAACGATCGTCGCCGTGACGTTGCGATTCATCATTTCGGCGATGACGTATTGCAGCCGGTTGATTTCGGCCGTGCCGGTCTGGCGGTCGGCGGTTCCGGGATAGGCGGTCATCCGGGCGAACCCGTCGCTACCGGCGCGTCCTGACCGGGCAGGCCGCATTCCAGATCCGTGAACCACTGGCCGCCGGGCATTTCCGAATCGAGACTGTGCGTCACTTTCGCGACGACGAACTGCCCGTTCGCTTGCTCGAGCGACGATTTAACTTTCACCTTCCCGCCGATCGCCACGGTTGGATTATAGAGCGATCGCACGTTGATATTATTCTGGCTGAACGCCGGATAGCCGACCAGTCCCGTTTCGGGCGACAGGGTCGCGACGTCCAGATTGCGCGTACCGTCCTTCGGCCAGATCGCCAGAACTTCGTCGTCGAGCAGCATGTAGATATTGGCCGCCGTGGCCGCCGCCTTCGCCTGGTCGAGCAGCGTACCGGGCAGATACGGGTCGCGTAGCTGGACGGACACGCCGCTATTTTCGAACGTGCGGGGTGGGTCCATCTGTCCGGCGATCTGGGACAGGATCGTCGCCACGTCAACGTCGCCGCGGTAACTGGTCGCATCGGCCGGCTTCGTCGCGTCGAGCACGCCGTTGAACGCCGCCACGTGGAACGACGCGTCTGGTGCGGCGTGCAGGTCCGCCCAGCTTTCGGTGATATTGCCCTGAAACGCCACGGACACGCCGGTATCGTCGCCTGCCGACACGGTCACGGTGTTAGGCCCCGCCTCGGTATATTGCAGCACGTTCAGGACGGTCAGCTTATTCATCTGGTCGAGCGTCATGCCCCAGACCGTAAGGCTCAGACTGGACAGCGCCGCGCCGCCCGCCTTGACGATATTGGCCGAGCAGCGCAGCCCGGTAATCTCGACGCTATTGCCGCCCTCGCCGAACGACCCGGCGCCGAGCGTAAATTTCAGGTCGATCCGACGGCGAGTAAAAGACATGCGCGACCGTATAGCGCGTCCAGGCGGGGCTGTAAATTTAGTCTATTGACGGGGCGGTCAGTAGCGGATATCTGACGGGCGAAGGAGACGTTACGATGGCTATTCCCGCAGGAGCGTACGTTCAGATACTCAACGACGCACACGCCGGCAAGATCGACGGTCAGGTAGAAAGATCGCCGACCTATTGGATCGAAGTTACGAAAGGCGGGAGCGGCTATTTCGCCGTAATGCTTTGGGACGGCATGGGTTTTCCGGAGCCTTGGGAAACGGGAATCGGCCGATACGAAACCGCCGCGCAAGCCGAATCGGAAGCGGAAAACTGGGCCGAAGCGGAAGGCGTTTCTTTCCGCAAAAACGGGAAATTTTAACATGCTCCAGACCTACAAACATGCCCTGCGCGCCCGTGGCGTCAAGCCACTGCGCGGAACGCTCCGTACGGTCCGACAGGACGGCCACGTCGAGTTGCTGCCCGGCGGCGGGTCCGGCCAGTGGCAGGACGGCGCGCTCGTGCGGCGGGAGGGGCGGTCGTGACGCTGGTAACCTGCCCGCTCTGCGGTACGAAGCATCTTGCCGACGCGAGCGACACTATGGGCTCGTGGAAACAGCTTCGGATTGATACGGGATACTGCAATATTTGCGCTATCGGCGAAGAACGGGCGCGCGGTCACGCCAAAGGCGAGAAGCTCTGGAACGTGATCGTAAATGGTAGTTACTATAGCACCAGCGAGGCCGTCCCGCTCGGAGCGCCCGACCCGCGCCCGAACGCTTCGTGGAAAGGCTTCGGCGGCGCGCGTTGGGATATCCAGTGGCTGGACGGGAGCGAGCCGAAGACCACGTATTCCCTCTGGCACGGCGGAACGGTCGACGCCCACATGAAAGACCGTATGCCGGACAATGCCCGTTTTCTGACCAAAGCAGAAACCGACGCTATACTAACCGCTCAACCAGAGCAGGACGAACCGCGTATCTAACGCGTCGTACGTCGGGTCGTCGCGGCCCTGCGTGTCGACGAAAGTCAGGTCGCCGATAAAGCCGTGGTAGGCGTCCCGTACGATCCGGTTACGGTCGTGCGCCAGGACGCCCAGGACGACGGGTGCGCCCGCGACGTACATGTCCAGATAGAGCCCGAACGCTTTCTGATAGACGCGGATCGTACACGCCTGCTGCCCAAGCGTGATAGCGAGGATCTGTGACGGCACGGCGGACAGCGGTATCCGTAGCGTACGCAACCCCACGAGCGGCAGTTTTGCGTACGCCGGGATGGTGGATAGCGGGTCGGCCGGCCCGGTCGGGCTAGGCGTCGGTCCCGGCGTTGGCGTGGGGGTCGGCGCAGGTGTCGGACTGGGCGTAGGAGTAGGCGACGGCGGGGGCGGGCCGCCCGGGTCGATAGGCGGATCGTCGATCGGGAATTGCATCGCCATTACTGAATGCTCCCCGACTGCAATTCCGTCGGATTGATGCCCGACTCGGTCGGCTGGACCGCGCCGTCATTTACCGTTGCCGCGCCGCTGGGCGCTTTCGTGTCGCTGAACGTCGCGGTTGCCGTCTGGCGGATTTCCTGCAAGCCGACTTCGACCGTCACCATGCCCGCACCGCCCGTAGCGGACCGCGCGAGCCGTGCCGATATGATCGTCGCGTTACGATACGTCTGCTCGGGCGTGACGACGTTGAACCGCTCCAGCGACGGCACGAGCCCGGCCAGGGTGTTAAGGAAAGTCTCGCGCTGGGCGAGCGCGCCGCCCTTGCTCATCGCCACGCGTACTTCGAACGGCGTCGCGACCTTGTTGTACGATTCGAAACCGCCCGCCTCGAGCGGGTAATCCGAGACGCGATACTCTACGCCGTGCTCGACCGAGACGACGCTGTCCGCTTGCAGCACAGTCGCGCCGGTATCGGAAAAAATCCCCCAGCGACGCGACGAAAGCCGGTCGATCGCCGCGCTGTCACGGGTTAGCCGCGGCTCGGGCGGCGGGATGCTCCCTGGCAGGCGCAGCACGGGCGGGACGCCGGGTACGAGCGGTACGTTGGGATAGAGCGGGCCGGCCATTACGGAGTCATACCCGTATTCGCCTGATTCACAATCTCATGCTTGGCGAGCGCGCCCCGTACGCCCTTGGCGATCGTGTCAGGGTCGCCGTTCGGCACGACGATAGTAATCTGGCCGACGGTCGTCGTCTGGCTGGTCGAGCGGTTCCCGGCCGCCGCGCCGCGCGCGGGGCGTCCGCCCAGGATGGCGCGACCGCGCTGCATGTCGCCCGCCGCGCCGGCGCCGGGACGCATGAAATTATGGACGTACGCAAGGAGCGTATGATCCGCCGTCGTCTGTCGGCCGACCGCCGCACCCCCGTGATCGCCGC